GCAGGCTGTACATTTGCTCTTCCCCATCCAGGAGCAACGTTCTCATTAGGAACGAACACTCTTGTCAGACGATCAAAGTTTGTTCTGAGGGCAGCAGCCTGGTTTGCAACAGTGCTAACATTAGCAGCAACTGTAGCATTGAAACCTACCTGCTCGGTAAACTGCTTCTGAACCCCGGCAAGCTTATCGGCTACTTCGAGCTGGCCCTTAAGATATGAGTTCTCGATCTTCTGATCAATAGACTCACGAACAAGACCGAGTTCATACCTTGTAACGGGCTTGTCATCAGAGTTCATAGCTCCGCCATTGACCATTCTTCCGAGAAGATTCGCTCCACCATCGAGAAGGCCAAGGCCAGTGCCTACAGCGCCAAGAGTTACACCAAGATTACCCTTAGCATTAGATGCGTATTCCATAAAGAATACCTCCTTTAATATGTATTTAACAACAGCCAAAAGACTGTCATTAGCGTATGATTATTCGTCGATCAAACCAGAGTACTCCCTTGGATCGTATTCGTTAGATATTGAGTGCTTAACACGATCATGCTCTTCTGCCTTTTTTCCGTCATTGAATCGGTCAAGAGTGCCTACGAGATATCCTGTTATACGACGAATTCGCTGGAATTTCACTGGAGCTGTTTCGACTTTAAGGTCTACAAACTCTCCATCAAGATAAATATCAAGCTTTACGACCTTATCTTCGTTTGTCTCATGCTTCTCCTTAGCATATTTAACATACTCATGAATCTCAGCATCTGTCATTTCTCCATTGTGTACTGTTATTTCCATTTTGATTTAGCCTCCTATTATTCTGCTTGTGCAATCATTCCATGCACAATTGGTAGTTGTCTTGTAGAGACATTAGTTACTTTGCCTTCAGAATCTGTAGATATTCCAGTAACTACGGTTATATATTCTTGAGGAATAACCTTGAATAGCCCAATATCGTCATTGCCAACCCAGAGTTGTCTAAAGTTGATGCCTAAAATGTCGCCAATCATACCAAGACCATGCTTTAAAGTTCCGCCATCATCAAACAAATTATCTGTATGAATGTCTATGTCAACAACATCATTGCCGTTTTCACGGTGACCTCCGTACAAATGACCGTTTGTAAGATTCATGAATATACCATCACCATTATCCGCATAGATCTGGCCTTTTATGTTGGCACCAGCATTATTTAAGACGCAAACAGGTTCTCCATTTTGATCTCTTACAATGATGCTTCCGGCAACGTTATCATAGCCACCCATTACAAGGTTTCCGCCACGAATTCTGTCTGCTGACATTAATCCTGTGGTTATTCGATCCGCAACTATAGATCCATCCATAGTCATTGCAGTTCCGAATTCACCATTGTAGCCTGTACTTGAGTATCCAAGACCGTTAATATTCCATCTCCAAATTTTGGCATCTGGATCAAAATAATTCAAACGATCACAAATAAGAATCTCTTCAATTAGGCCTTCTGCATTACGTTTGAGTGTAACGTATCCATTATCAGCAGCCTTGATTAGCTCAGTAGCATTCTCTTTGGCAGCCTGAAGGATTGATGACGGTGAAGGAAGATCGTCTATTTGCTTTAAAGTCTTGGCATTTATTTCAGCAGTATGAGACGTCATTGACTGAACAGATGATTCGCCCAACTGATAGGTAGCACCACCAGGATTATCAAGCGGAATAGATACTTTCAATACTGGGAATATCTTATTCAGTCCGTGCGGCCTTGACTTTACTCGTACTCTGCTTAAGAATCTTATAGCTGGATACTGAACGTCAGTCGGTATTGGTTCTGCCTGCTGAATATCTATATACGCCGCATTATACGGATATCCTTCCTCCATATATGGATCACAGCGCATAAGAAGATTCGCAAATGGCGGTTTTGTTGGGTCTGAAGCATCCTCTATTTGCCGTTTATTTACAAGCTCGTCGTTTTCAACAACCCAATGCTCGTAAATATCGCATTCGATACCTTCTATATAGTATACTATTGTGCTGTTTGGAGCGAAAGCCTTACACTCAATAGAAACCCATATATTTGCCGATGATGGCATAACGTCTATTGTTATTTCAGTCGGGTTTGCAGATTCGACAACTGGCATTTCGACACTAGCCATGCTTTTCAAGCTAGTAGGGGCAGTTCTACTATTCCACGGATCTTCTGTAAAAATATAAATCCTTGGCAGAACGGTTGGATCTCTTAGAGGACAATCAGCAGGCGCTCTAAGTTTCATTTTGATGTATCCATCATCGCATGCTGAAAGCGGTAACTTGAAATATCGTCTTGGATATCTATCATCATCTTTTGTATTGAATGTTATGGAATTATAGCCATCATTGTATACTACAGAGAATTGATTCCAGTTTCCTGTGTTAGACCAATTTGTTAAGTCTTTGATTCCATCTTCAACAGCCATAGAATCACCGCCTTATCCGCCGCATTCAAACCCAATACTACGCAAATATGCTGGGTTTTTTATTTCTTCTGCTGTTAGGAGTTTGAAGGGGTTCTCATAACCTTCTGTTGTAACAAGGGATGCGTTTGGAAGCGACGTATGATCAATCACGCAAACACCCGAATCGAACTCATCGGCACTCGTTGCTCCTCTAAGTTGTATAGAAGCAGACGAGTTTCCTCTTATAACCGAATTAGCTATACTCGTTTCTTTAGCGATGGTATGTGAGAACGTTCTTACCCAACCACCTAAATATAATGGAGTTGAACCATTAAGAATAATAGTATTCCTTAAAAATTTTGTCGGCCTTGCGTTGGAGTAACTTGAAGGATTTCCTCCGGCTCCAAAAAATAGAGGCGACACCAAAGAGTTTATTTCAAATTTGCAATCGGTTATTGGTATACCTGCTATTGGAGGACCATAATCCTCATCTCCGCCAAATTCTGGAGCAAAACTCATTCTATAATGAGGGTCTCCAAAAATAACAAGTCTACCTGTGTTGTTCGGGAAATCGTACCTACTTTTGTTAATAGAAAAAGAGCATCTTCTAACATAACCGACCTGATAAGAATGGTAAGAACTTCCTGGATAAGAAAAGCGCATTGCTATTTTATCTTCTATCACTGCTGATATTTTTACATTCTCTAATTGTGGGACACGACCTTCAAATATTAATGGTGAGGATGGACAATATGCTTTATCTATTACAATATTTTTCAAATGAAAGTAAGCAGCTACAGGGTTGCTGTAATCATTGATTACTTTAAACATTGATTTCGAACTGGAAAACCCAGATATAGTTGTCCCGTTGCCATCAACATTAACATTATGGCCAGTAGCGTTAGATGTGTATATGGTTGGGCATTCGTATTCATATATTGACGCCAAGTCTATGTTATATTTTTCTTTAAATTTTACATATAAATCGTCAGGTGTGCCGTATTCGATAGCCGTCTTCAAATCCTCATACGTTTCCACAATATAAGGATCAGCTTGTGTTCCGGTTCCTGTTATACTCATACTTCAGGCAACTCCTTTCTATTAGTATATGATAAATCAATCGCTGAAACATCTATCGACATCTCAGCAAACTGAAGTTCGTTCAAATATAATTCACCATACTTCTTTAAAGTAGCAGCATCCTTGCAGTCTGAGAATACGATTGTTTTTTCAATGTGACCGAATGTATCATAAGCTTCTCTTGCTACTAAATATGGACTTCCGTTGTTTACAGACTCTATTGTAAGTCTTTGGTTTTTTTTCAGCTCTTCAATAGCATCTCCAGAACTTCCAGTAGCTCCTTCTATCTCATTAAGCGTAGCGCCTAATGGAATAAGAACCGTGCAAAGTTCAGTCACTTCGAAATTTGTTGTGTGGTCAAGTAGGTTCTTTCCGAATGTAATCTCTTGTTCACAAAAAGGGAGCTCATCTACGCTTTGGTGATACTCTAACTTTCTCACGCCGTCCTGCTTAACGATCCTTACAAAACCACCGTATAGCTCGATTAGTTTTGCTATAATATCCCAAGTAGACTCAAACGAGAATCCAGTTGGACTATTTCCAATATCTGGGTCGTTAACAGTAACCGCACCAAGAAAAAAGTGTTTGTACTCAGGACTCTTCTCATTGTGCTTAGTTAGCACATAACTTAATAATGTCTGAATCGATGAAAAAGTCTGAATATGATTAGAGACTGTCGTGTCATATAAATATGCAAGCTCACCTTCACAAGTGACATTCTTCTGACCATAAAAGTCTGTGTCAATACTTATAACACGACCTTCAAATATTGGTTCTTTATACCCATCCTGATATATTTTTACCCTTGTGTTCATAGGTTCTATACTGTCATATTCGTTATTGCATGGCGGTATAGTAAAAGTAAAGGAGCCAGGGGCGTTAACCTCTAGCTCCAGATTAGGTGAAATAAGTTTATACTCCTCTAACGGAGTTCGATCGCTATACATAAGTTTGTCGGCAGCAAATCCAAAGACAACACCATCCCTGGTCGTGAATTCTTCTTCATCTGCTGTTTCAAAAGGTTCTACGCCAGAGTTGATTAATACTTTGAACATTATTACAGCCTCCCTTGTGTAAAGTCAATTCTTATTCGGCCTGTGCCTTTTGCCTGAAGACCGATGTTTGCGTCCAGTGTATACTTTCCAACTACAAAGTCAGGATCTATGTATACACCGGTTGGTGCTTTGTCTTTTTCTATTAATAAGTTATAGTCTGAATTCCAGTATTTAACAGCAATACCACTATCCGAAACAATAGACATTGCTAATGGGGACGGCATTTCCATCAAATAATCTGATAATGTTGGGTAAATATCAACATATGTCGGACTGTCAATGCTAACCGCAGCAAATACATCTGGGTATAGAACCGACACTGGTAACAGTCTTGTCTTATACGGTTTTACAATGTAACTTATTGTTATGTTGTTCCAGATTCCATTCTGGGAGGATGTAACGGTAAAATCCCCTTCATACTCCCATTCTGGATCATCTGAAAATATCATTTTTCGGTGTTTGCCGTGGAGATAGTTGGCTACGGCAGAATATAATTCCATGAAGTTGTTATAGCCGGGAGCTATCATAAACTCCAAAGAACCATTTCTATTTTGATATGTTGGATAGCCTGTCAGTATGTTAGATATGTCAATATTGCCATCCATACCAGGTACATCAAGAGTGTTAGTCTTTCTTTCTGGCATTGGAGGTATAGGGAGGCTCAAAGGAATGAGATGAAATACCTCCCAGGAATCCAAACCATCAAAAATAACAGAATGATCCCCGTCATAGTATATTACAGAATCATCATACATTTACTTTCGCCTCCTTATAGCTCTTGCACCTAAAGCTTCGTCCATAGGACCGACAATCTGTCCAACGAGAGCCTTGCCGTCAAGATATACTCCAATGTTTGTTATTTCTTTACCAAGTATAGTTATTGATTTCTCCATGCTGTTAACGCGCTCCATGAGTTTAGAGTCATCGTATGCACTTTCAACAATGAGTTTGTTTTGAGCACTAAGTCCATTACTTATGTTTTCCGCACTAGCAGCAATCATGCGCTCCTGATTTAACATTTCGCCAAATACATCGAGTGTTCCTTGCTTAGCATACTGGTTGGTAAGCGGTGTTACTTGGGTTTTTCCAGCTACCTGCGAAAGTAACTCAGGTCCGGCTTCGCCTACTATTCGTCCACCAGTTGCCAGTGGTTCTTGTGCCCAGTCTGGATACTTAAGGTAATCGGTTTTTCCATACCAAGGAGGATCCCAATTATCTATGTCTAGTGCATCACCAGGGATTAGATCGTTTGCATCATCTATAAGATCATTTACAATATCTACAAGTCCATCCATTATAAAACTAATTAAACCATTAGCAGCATCAACAAAACCACGAGTTACTGCTACAACTATTCTAGATCCTACTTCCATAAAAGGCGTACCAATAAGGTCCATAAACAAACCGCCTATTATTAGTACCAACGACTCTATAAAGTCTTTTATAGCATCTCTTATTTCTTTCTCTTTTTTGGTAAGTGCGGTAGCCAATTCAGATATAAAATTTATTACTGCATCAACTACACTATCTATATTATCGGCAATACCATCTATAATAGAAGCAACAGTTTCGGTCATTATTGAAGCCCATTCTTTTATTTCCTCTTGATTATCACTTATTGCCCTAAACACTTCATCAAGTATTTCAAAAAGTTTGTCTGTTAATTCATATGCGTTTTCTTGTAATTTGGTTAATCCTCCAAATAGAACAGCAAATAAAATATCAAAAATATTTTGAACAAATTCGTCTATATTGTCTGCTAAATGGCTGAGTATCATATTTATAGCGGTAAACATTCCATCTATAACAGCAGGAACTGCTCCAATTATACCACCTATTAAACCACCAACAAATCCTGCAACGAAACTTGGCACTATGGCTGCTAACAATGCAAACTTCTCAAGCAAGTCACCATCAAAGTCTGTCTCATTTAGCAGTTTCATTGCCTCAACAAAGGCCAGCACACCAGTCCCAAATAAGAAGAATGCTCCACCTATCGATAACAGTACAGCCCCAAATGCTTTAGCACCATTCGAAAATTGTGGATTCTGAAATGCTTTTGCCATCAAATATATAGACCCTATAAGTAGAGCATATATTGCCAAAAGTCCTCCTATACCTACCGCTGCCTTCTCCAAGCCCATGTCTGCAATATAAGAAACAATACCAGTCATGACTAAAAGAGCCGCTGATATAGCACCAAGGACTTTAATCATGTTCTTCGCTTCCTTGTAACCACCAAGGTTAACTTTTCCGAGCATTGTCATTAGTGCGGCAAGTAATCCAGCCACAAGAACTGCGGCTACATATCCCTGAGCAAGTGTTTTCATATCCATACTACCTAAATTGTTTATAACAATAGTAACTACGATTAT